TCGGCACTCTATCGGCTGCCCCTGGGGGCTGCCTGTAGAATGTCGTTAGGCTGTCACCTTATAACCTCATCAAGAGCATCTTTTATATCCTTGACCTTTTCCCTCAAGTTTTCGTATGCGCTCCTTGCTTCATTAAGATCGTCGATAAGATCACATACTTTGTCGTATGCTTCGCTTTCTTCCTCAAGGTTCAATAGCTCCTTTGTAGCCGCTTCATCTAAGTTGTCAATCCAGTTAATAAGCGTTCCCATTGTGTAACCTCCAAAATTTTAAATGTGCTAAACACTCCATAAAGTGCTTAGTTAATTTAAATCAGGCTCGCCGCTCCGTTCCCTGCTCGCGGCTTCACTTAATCCGGTCGCCGTCTGGCTGCTCGGTACGGATTGATAAGTTAATGAACACAAGTTAAATGATTAACTTACTGAAATAGTAACATTTAATATCTTAATTAGTTCTTAAACAGTAATAAATATTTAAATTATTAAGTTACTTGAAACGCTATTGACTACTGTTACAGTAATATTGTATTATTCTCTTATAAATTTATAAGGGGGGTTGGGGGGTTCGGCTTGGGTTGTCCTCTGGGTGCCTGTCCTTTGGTTGTTGTCTCTGTTGATCTCTTAGCGGTGAACGGGGTTTAAATAACTTATTTATAGGGTGTTCTTTAATTTTTAAGTGTTTGGAGACTTTTTAAAGTTTAAAGGCGGTTAAGGTTTTTTAGCTTCGTGTTAATGATTTTAAATTGCTGTTTAAATTTTTAACTCTGCGCTCAAGTTTTTAAATTAGTGGTTAAGTGTTTAATTTGGCTGCTAAATGTTTAAATCAGTTTAAGTTGGGTTTTAAAGTTTAATTTAGCTGTAACTTAGGGTTAGTTTAGGGTTAACTTTGGCTTAACTTGGGGTTAACTTGGGGTTAAAACTTGGTTTAAGTGGTTGGGGTGGGGGTTTGGGTTGGCTGTGGGGCTGTCTGTTTAAAGTTTTGAAATTCATTTCAGCGGTTTAACTTGTCTGTTATCTGCTGATCTTCACCGCTTTAGCTGACACTTTGACTGACACTGTGCAGCGGTGCGCGTGTTTTAGTGGGGTGCGTCGTGTACGTTACACGGCGGCTGCTGTTATTGTCGTTTGGGCTGGGCGATCTCCGGCTATCCCGCGTTAATATGTATCGTGCGCGCGTGTGAACGACCCCCCCCCACCCCACAAAGAGCGCGACACCTTTTCTATTATAGTCCAACCTCCGCCCCACAAAAAATTCCGACTTTCACTTGGGTTTAGCCTTTCCCATCAGACAAAAAAGTGCAAAACCTAAATATTTGTTTACCTTGACGGGCTTATATTTTGGGAACTCCTTTCCGTGCGGGTGATTTTTTGTATTTGCACCCGCATAAGGGCGAATAGCTTAACAGGTAAAGCGTTCGGCTCATAACCGAGTGAAGGAGCGGTTCAAGTCCGCCTTCGCCCACCAAACACTTTAAGGCTGTTTTAGCGTCCGTACAGGTGATCGACATATTGCTTCCTTGAAAATGTATGATCTTTACTCCTCCAAAAACTTCTGTGCGGACACTAAAGCGGCTTGGGTTAATTTTCCCCCACAAAAAAATTTTTGAAATTCATTTTAGGAGAGTGTATGCCACCGGTACAGTTTTTAACAGAGAAAGAGCGTAAGTACCTGCACCGGTTGGCGGAGTATGGTGATCCACACAAGGCACTTAAAGCCGTATTCAGTGATACGGATATGGACATACACTACAAAATACTTGAAAAGCCTTTGGCAGTAAAGTATTACAAGAAGATGATAAATCGCGTCGATAAAGAGTTTGACGCTGCTACTGGTGCAACACTAAAGAGACTTCGCACCATGACCGCAATTAACCTCAACGACATCATAGACATAAAGACAGGACAGATAAGGGATGATGTTCCCGATGAGTGGTTTGATGTTGTGAAGTCTGTAAGGTACGACTCTGAGACTGGAGCCGTTACACAGATCGCTACACTCGACAAACTGAGAACGCTTGAGCTTATGATGAAGTATCAGGGTCTACTGAACAAAAAGGTAGATGTGAATGTGAGCGTATCGATAGCAGATCACCTTAGAAATGCTGAGGTCAGTGACGAAGATGTGGATGCACTTCTAGCCGCTTCTCTCGGAAAGCCTAAAGAGGTTGAAGAGGAAGAGGTTATAGACGTAGTTTTCAAGGACGAAGATGCTTAGCAAAGAGGATATTTTACTTCTTAAAGCAGCTGCCAAAAGTCTTGAGTTCTTTTGTGTAAAGATACTTCTCGTTAAGCCTTCAAAACAGCAGTTGAAAGTCATACGTGCGATAGACAAAGGCGCGCGTAAAATCTCCATACGGTCAGGTCATGGTACTGGAAAAACCACTCTATTGGCTTGGATAGTTCTATGGTGGGGATTGTTTAGGGAAGATGCAAAGATACCTATGACCGCTCCTACATCACACCAGCTTTATGATCTTTTGCTGCCGGAGGTTCGTAAGTGGAGAGCAAAACTTCCTGAGCAGCTTCAAAATGAGGTCGAAGTTAAGAGTGAAAAGATCGATTTTGCAAACGATAATTTCGCGGTGGCGCGTACCGCGCGTAAAGATCAGCCAGAAGCACTGCAAGGGTTCCACGCTACAAACTTGGCATTTATCATTGATGAAGCGTCCGGTATCCCAATGGTGATCTTTGAGGTTGCAGAGGGGGCAATGACCGGCGAAGAGACACTTGTACTTATGGCTGCAAACCCCACAAGGGTTGAGGGGTATTTTTACGACTCGCACCATAAGAACAGGTGGCAGTGGGAGTGTTTTCAGTTCAACGCAGAAGAGAGTGAAAATGTATCTAAGAAGTGGATTGAAGAGAAAAAGCGACAGTATGGCGCGGACAGTGATGTATATCGTGTGCGCGTTAAAGGGGATTTCCCGTCTGCAAGTTCTGATGCTGTTTTCTCTCTTGAGTCTATTGAAGATGCGATCAATGCAGATGTATATGACGACAGTGGTGCAGAGGTGTGGGCGATAGATATTGCAGACTTCGGAGACGATAAAACCGTACTGGCTAAACGTATCGGAAAGTATGTGTATTCGATAGAAGCAAAAAGCAATATGGACTTACCGGCTATTGCAGGGTGGCTTATATTTGAGTATAGGAACGCTAAACGCAAACCAGCGATAATATTTGCAGATGCAATAGGTGTCGGGTCGTCTCTACCGTCTGTATGCGCTGAAAGGGGTCTTGATATTGTACTTGGCGTTAAGGCTTCAAACAGTGCAGACGACTCAAAAACATACCTCAACAAACGGGCTGAATGGTACTACAACCTGAAAGAAGCACTTGAAGATGGGAAGCTCCCAGATGATGATGAGCTGCTTGGTGAGCTGATGGCGCAGCGGTACAAGATAGCCAACAACGGAACACTTCAACTTGTGAATAAGAAAGAGATAAAAGCGGAACTTGGAAGATCACCGGATAAAGCAGACGCGGTTGCAATGCTTTTTAACGGTCATATCTATATGGAAGATGATGGAGAGTATGACGATGATGATACGCTTGGAGAACTACAGTCAACAACACTCGGAGGTGCTGCATGGTAACAAATGCGGAACTTAATGACAACACGATCATGGAAATGGTCGGAGGAAACGCACTGAGACTTCTTAGGTATGTTGATCGCTTCAATAAAGCTGAATTGCTACTGAGTAAGAAACAGGCGCGCAGAGCTTTGGTGCTTGAGATGCACCGTGCAGGATTTACAGTAGGACAAATATCGAACGCTTTGGAGATCAATAGGGCTGATGTTAGAGGAATACTGACAAGGAAAAGCAGATTTAGCGAAGCATTTATCAATACGCTAAACGTAGCAGGAAGTTATATTGGAGTGTATCAAAGAACGGATGATTTTAGCCAAAAGTTCGTACTCGACAGAGAAAGAGCAGAACGTCTAATGATCGTAGAACTTCTAAAGGCAGGTTTCACAGATAGACAGATAACAGCAGCGTTAGACGTTGCACTTGAGCGCGTGCAGAGAATACGTAAAAAACAACAAAAGGAAGAAGTATGACACAAAAACAGGCACAGATACTTACGATGATCGATGAAGCAAAGAAAGGATATGACCTCTATAAGAGTGACTTCAAAACGCTTGAGATGGGATATAAAAATATACTTCCTGATGAAGTGGTAAAGTCTCTTGAAGCACGTAAGCTAAGCCACATTACACCGAAAGTTATCGCTGCAAAAGTTCGCAAGGTTTCAATATCAGTTCTAAAGACGTATTTTGAAAATGATGAGTTCGCAAAACTTACACCTCAAAACGAAACCACAGAGGATTTTGAGAATGTTGCAAAACTTCAAGAAGCACTTGATAGCTGGACTACAAAGAAGATAAACCTATACACGCGCTTCAAGCCAATGGTAGATGATGCTTTGGTGTACGGAACACCGATAGCAAAAATATACTGGGCGAACGGTAGGCTAAATGTAGAGCGTGTGCGAATTGAAAACCTTTGGATAGATCCAAACGCGCAGACAGTATATGATATTCAATATTGTGTGAACAAGGTCATAAGCACCGTAGGTAAACTGAAAAAACAATTTGGTCGTAAGTTTAAATGGAAGAACTACATAGGGCAGCTTGAGAATGGTAATACGCAGGTATCTACCGTAGATATTGGCGATGCTTCACGTGTAGAGGTAATGGACGTATACCGTTTTCAAGATGGGAAATGGCTCCTATCAACAATACTGCCGGATCAGACATTCATCAGAACAGATGAGCCGCTAAAAGACGGTCTGCCATTCATTATAGGGAACGTATACCCACAATTTATCGGTATCGAAGAGAAGAACGCTGTACCTGCTTACGGTGGCAGCTTTATTGAGCCAATGATACCGCTGCAAGATGAGTACACCGTAATGAGGAATAAGCAGATCGACGCTATTGACAAGCACCTTGAGCATAGGTTTCTAGCTACAAAAACCTCCGGTCTAAAGGAAAGCGATCTCGTATCTTCAAAGCGAAAAGTGAATGTAAGCAATTTGGCAGAAGTTCATGAATTGCAGCTACCGAGACTACAGGAAAGCATCTTCAATGTTGACAGGCTCGACAGCGAAATGCAGGAAGTAAGCGGAGTGCCTAAAACAAATCAGGGACTTGTTGACAGCAGTAATAAATATCAGACAGCTACAGGTATGTCAATCTTAACACAGGAGGGAAATTCGACGATAGAAGATATTGTAAGAGCATTGAATGAGAGCTTTTTTGAGCCAGCTATAAAGAAAATGGTAAGACTGATCTACAAGTACGATGAGACACCTATACTTTATGGCATAGACAGGACTAAAAACATAGAGGTATTTGTGTCGATAAATGCAGGTGTGGGCGCAGTAAACAAAGAGATTTTGGCAAACAATATCTCTGCTATGGAAGGGAGCGCACAGGCTAACTTCAAAATGTTCACAGAGGTTGGAGACTCGCACAATGCCGCAAAATTCGCACAGGTTCTAACAGAACTCTCGAAAGAGAAGGCTAAGGCACTCGGTCTTAAAACACTTATACCAATACTGAAAGGAGAATTAGAAGAAGATGAAGATGAGCCAAGAACAGATGGAGAACAGGGAGAAGCTGGCGCACCTCTACCAAATGAAGCAGTCGGAGGGCTTCAAGATATTTCTTGAGGAGCTAACGATAAAGTTCAATGAGCTTTACCGTGAAGCACTTGACCCAAAACTTGATGATGCAGAGGTGAGAAGAAAACTTGAACAGCAAAGAGGTGTAGCATACGCTACCGGTCTTGTAGACAGCCTTATAAATCATTATGAAGGCGAAACAGAAACTATTGAAGGAGAAGGTGATGTCACAAACACAGAAGAGACGGACTAAGGCACAACAAGCAGCGGAGCTTAAAAAGCAGGAAGAGGAAAAATCACTAAAGGAGCAAACCATGAGTGAAGAGAAAAAAGATGCCGTAGATCAGACAGAAGCTACAGAAGAAAAAACGGAAAAAGTCGCACAGACAGAAAAAGCTGATGCGGAAGCAACAGAGAAGATCGAAGAACAAGCAGCGGAGCTTAAAAAGCAGGAAGAGGAAGAGGAAAATGAAGATGATATGGACATACTCGAAGCGATAGCATATACAGAAAGAACCGGTAAGCCTGTAGCCAGACGTGCATGGAATAAGATCGACAGCAAACCGGAACTTATGTTCAAATTGGGAGAGACAAAGCCGTCATACCGTATGCACGGAAAACATTTTAGCCCATACAGTCCATCGATAGAAGATGTGCTTACAAAAGACTGGCACAGTACAGAGGAGTAGCAATATGCAGGTATTAGCAGATAACATCAAGGCAAACCTAAAATGCAACGGTGGGAAAATCTCACCTGACTTTATCGACAATTTGGCAGAACACGCGGAAAAAATCTATCTTCACCCGACACCGAATACACGTATATGTGTTTTGAGAATTTACTCAGGACATGAGGTTGTAGGTGTTGCACAGGTACTTGATGCGAAAAATGATGTTGAAGAGATCGGTAATAGAGTCGCGTTCGATAACGCTAAAAATGAACTTTGGAAAGTATGCGGAAGCATCGCAAAAGTAATATAAAAGGAGACATGAATGACACCAGAAGAAATGGCAGCAATGCAGGCAGCACAACAGGGTATGAACCAACCACAAGGTGGAGAAGTTCCACCGAATGAAGGATTACAGCCAACACCAGAAGAGGTAGCAGCAATGCAGGCAGCACAGGCAGGAATGGAGCAACAACCTCAGAATGGGCAACCTCAACCTACACCAGAAGAGATCGCGGCTGCACAACAGGCACTTGGTATTGACAAGGTAAACGAAACTGTAGAAGCACTGCAAAGTCAACTAAAATCAATGGAAGCAGAAAAGATACAGGCACAAATGCATGCGAAGTACCCGAATGTACCGAAAGATATTGTTGAAAAAGAGATCGCAAAAGTGAAAGAGACAAACCCTGCACTTGCAGCAGAAATGGAGTCAACAGAGATGGGTCTTGATATGGCATATAGGGCTGCACTTGCAGGAATGAAGCCACAAGGAACACCGGACAATCTTACACAGGGTGAAGGCGGAACAGGTGCAACACCTGATGATATAGAGGACAAGATAAAGAGCGGAAAGGCAGATGATTTTATGCTTGGAGACTACATACTTGGAACAAAGTAAAAAGTTTTAAACCCCTCATACAAAACCGTTGAAACATACTCGCGTATTTAGCAAAAATCCCCTTATAAACTTTAAAAAGGGGATTTAAAAATGGCACTTCTTTCTTATGGGAATACCATAAACCAGAAACCGTCGATACTCGACGCGATTATCCTTCAAGGGGTACATACCGTACCGTTCCTTGATTGGCTCGGCAGAGGTTCTGTTACAGCACCAAAGCATACATGGATCTTGGATAGATACCGTGATGCAGGAAACAACGCGAACCTTGAGATCACAGACATCAATGAGAACACAACAGACACCAAATACACAAAGGATAATGTTGTTCACATTATCAAAAATGAATATGGTCTCTCAAAAATGGAACTCAACAATGCAAAGTATGGTCAGAAGGAGTGGGCTTACAGAACAGCTAAGGTTGGGAAGGAACACGCAAAAGACATCGAATATGCACTGCTTGGACTAAACAACAACTCTGTGTATGACAGCTACACGGAAGGTACACCTACAACAGAAGCGAAAATGGCTGGACTTTTCCACTATGTAGAGGACGATCACAAACAACACTTCGACTCAAATGGAGACGGATCCGGTACAGCTACAGAGTTCACATACGATAAGTTGAGCGAGATCATTCAGCCTATTTGGGAAAAAGGTGGACTTGAGGACGAGAGTTTTCAGCTTACAGTCGGTGCATCACTCAAAAAAGCGATCAACCGTTTTGCAGGAGATCAGTTCTTTAGACGCGTAAAAGACGAAAAGAAATTCGATCCTACACTGTATGAGCTTGAAACGGACTTCGGAACAATTAAAGTGAAACTTCACCGCCTGTTCTCCAACCCTAAACTGAGCGATAAGGTTCTTGTTGGTCAACTTAACGAAGCGCGGCTCATGTTCCATACACCTACAGAGCATACAGAGCCACCAACATCAAAAACAGCTAAGTTTGGACGCTACTATACAGCGTGTACGCTTGAGGTAAACAAGCCGGATTACTTTGCCTGTGCGGACGGTCTGAAATAATGACTTACGGCGAGGCAAAGCAATTTATATCTGGGTACTTGCAGGGAGACAACTCAAGTGCCGTGATAGAGCCGATACACTTCAAGATGGCTATTCTTGAGATAGCCACACGGTGTGTACCAAAAGAGCTTACCTTGCCGTATACAGGCGATGAGACAGATATTTTCAGACTTCTTCCAATCGATGAAGATACAGCAACACAACTATACATAAAGATACCGGATATTCAACAAACGGTAAACGATGATGATGAAATGCCAATAGATCAACAGTTGGCTATGGCGGTAATCTTTTATGTATGTTCCTATCATTCAAACAAATACATTGAGAAGTATGAGAAGAAAGCAGAACTTATCATATCTGTTTTTGTTTCAAACGAACTACCGTAGTGCGCTGGGATGATTGGCAGTAATCCTCCCTTATTGCCAATCTTCCGAGCGCACCGCTCATATCTAACAAAAAGGACTACACATGAACATGGAACAGTTACTTAACCTTACCGCAAAACACTGGGGTTGGGAAGTAGGAAACAAAGTAAGACAGGAGATCGATGCAGTTATCGGTGCTACCGATGTTGACATTCAGCAGCTTCAATCTGCTATCTCTACAATTCAAGGTCTGCTTGACGCAGATGAAGGAACAGAGGAATTTGATGTAGGTCAAAACATTGTAACACAACTTACCGACCATCTAACCCGCATTACAAACCTTGAAGGTGATATGGCAACACTGAAAGGAGACTCAAGTACAGTCGGGTCTGTAGCATACGCAGTAAAGCAGGAAAAAGACAGAGCAGAAGCAGTTGAAGCAGGACTCCAGTCCTCAATCGATACGCTAAACGGTGACGAAACTGTGGATGGTTCTGTAGCAAAAGCTGTCAAAACAGAAGCGGACGCAAGAGCAGCAGCAGATCAGGCACTACAAGATCAGATTGATGAACTAACCGGTGGTGGATCAGGTTCTATTGCAGGTGTTCAGGCAGAGCTTGACGCTACACAAGCAGGTGCAGGGCTTGAAGAGGACGGAAGCTATACAGCAAACACCTCAACGAACTATATCGACACAGCAACTTCACTGAAAGATGCTGATGAGAAGCTTGATGCAGCGATCAAAGCAGTTGACGATGCGCGTATCGCAGACAAGTCGGCAGGTGACGCAGCAGTTCAGGCAGCTCAAGCAAAAGCAGATGCGAATGAAGCAGCGATCAATACGCTTAACGGCGACGACACAGTAGACGGGTCAGTAGCTAAGACAGCTAAAGATGCAGCAGAAGCAGCAGCGGCAGGCGCAGTATCTACGGCTAAACAGTACGCGGATGCCACATTCGTAACAAAAGATGAAGTTGCAGCTATTGACGCAGCGACACTATCTTCAATGTTCAGACAGGCTATGGACTGTGCATTTAGCGGAGCGTCGAAAGATGATGTGCTTAACGGTACAGGTGATTGTGCAGCAGCAGGAGATGGTGGCGACGGAGCCGTGATCTAATCACTCAAAACGCAGGGGAAACCCTGCACACTTCAAACTAAGGGATAACAATGGGATTGTATAAAAAAGAAGTCCTTGTCCGTCCAAACTCTACAGCAGACTTCACGACAGCTATGAACTTCGCAAAAAATTGGCTTATGAACGAGTTTCAGGAGAAGGCTGAGAACAAGGACTCTGACGGTAACTATATTGACTATTTTTTCGCGGATGTTTTTTTCGCTCCCGGTCACGCACTTGGTGGACAGACATGGCGCATCTATTCTCCGCCATGTGAACAAAAATACTCAATGGTTCCGGCAGCAACAGGCAGGATCGAGTATATGGTTACAAACATGATACAAATGCAAGATGCTATTGACGCAAACACAAATGCGATCAATTCAATCAATACAAAAAACAATGAGCAAGACGACAGACTTTATGCGCTTGAAGCACAAGGAAGTGACGTTGAAGCGGTTGTAATATAACACATAAAAGGAATAAAAATGTTATTTGATGATCTAATGAACGCAAACCCGAAACTAAATATAAGATTTGATGATACTGGCGAACACGCACCAATCGTACTGAGGGGCGTTAAAGGTGAAGAATTGACGCATGAAGAGATGGATGCTAACATTCTTTGGATGCTCGCGTTTCTTCAAGCATTTCAAGAAATTATGGATATGAGTGATTTATTTGAAATTACTAGACAGAAGGGCAGTGACGGGGTACACCTTACTGATGTATTTGAGCATATTAAGATCGACTGGGATAAGGTAGCTGGGAGACTTCCAGAGAATAGTATTGACACATCCGAACTCGCAGGAGCAATAAGATCATTTACTACATCAACAATAAACGGCATATTGAACAATCAAAATTTCATTGATACGCTATTTGGTATGAACAGCGATATGGGATTTGCAGGCGGCATAGATAAGCTTGTAAGCGGAAGGTCTATGTTGTTTGATGATATTGGATCAATAAACCCTAATATTCTCTACGACGGAATAAGGATAATAGATAAAGGAACAAAGAAAACACTAACGTACTTTGCCTCAGACAAGAAACTATATGACGCAATGGGTAGTGTTGAGTATGATTTGAGCGGAAACGCGTAAGGGTTGTAGTATGGATGCTTATGTAGAGAGCGGCTATATAGAGTCAGGGTATATTGAGGGGGATATTATAAATATTCTCCCAGAAGATATTGGAGAGCGTACATCACTAAAGTTTTTTATCTCAAAGGGAAAGCAAGATGTAGCTGGGCTTACGGAAGAGATTTCTAAGTCGATCGGTGATGATGTCGCCGTGCTATTTGTACCAGAGCAAAATAAAATGATGCTTGGTGGGGCGAATGGATTTATATCGTTTTTCGGATCCGATAAAACCTTGGCTACACGTGTATCAAAAATAGAGACGGATTTCAACAATGCGATGGAAAGTTTCAGAGATGAAGCAAGAAGTATAATGAATCAGGCTAGAGAAGATATAAAGAATGTGTATGTAAATGTGGTTATGAAAGCTCCAGACGGAACAATAATAGCAAGACCTGACGTAATAAAAGATGGGGCTAATTTCTCATATTCTGTACCAGAAGAGGTAGCCGGTGCTGTATATTCTGTTGAGTTTGAAATTTCAGGATGCAGATATGACCAATAAGGAGATCGCATATGGCTAATTGTGACTACAGAACAATAAAGATAGTAATAAACAAAGATGGTGAAATAGTAAAAACGATAATCCCGTCTCCATACGAGCAGTATGGTGGCAAACCATCAATACATACAGATGCGGACGGGATTGAGTATGCAATAAAAACATCAAGGCATCTAAGATGGCTTGATGTAGAGAGAGTAGGAGACTCTATTGTTTTAAAAAATGTATATAATCCATCACTATCTGATGGTGGAGCTATTGGTGGAAAAAATGTAAAAGTTAAAGCTCGCATTATAACATCGGCAAAAGGCACTATATCAGGTGATGCTGTAGATATTGGGGAAGTAATAAGCTCTGCATGGTATAACCCAGTATCCAGTGATTATGAATTTAAGCATAATGGAACACAAAAACAAGGTGCGCCTACACTTGGTGATCTTCTTGGTATGCTTGATTCAAAAGGGAAGCTTATAGTATCTATTGATGATAGCGAGGGAATATCTGACATAGAGAAATATTCAACAAAAGATAACACAGAAACCGTTAAGCTGCTTGTTTCAGATAAAAATTACTCATGTGAAGATATGCAGTATATCGCAGATATGGTAAAGTTGCTAGGAACAGCATTAATTGTTGATTTTGATATTGATGACAACAGCAAAATAGTAAACATTATTGAACTGAACGGAACAACTGGGCATATTCATCAAAACAATCTTGAAGAACATGAGGATGAAAGTTCAACACTAAAAGCCGAAGAGCTTTTTTTGTGTTTACACGACACTCTCAAAATTGTGGCAGAAGGAGATAACTTTACAATAAATATATCTCCTTGTGAAAAGTATGGGTACACGTTTGAGGACTGCAAATTATCTGATAGAGAAACCATGCTATCGGAAGTAGCAATGCTGATAGGTCTCGCTAACCGTGGATACAAAATATCGGCAGAGTGTGAAATTAGAACATACTACGGAACAATGACTGCCGTTACAAATGATGGTAAAAGATATTGGAATTTTACTAAAAATTCTCATAGGTATATTGAGGAAGAAGATAACTCAGTATACTATGGATGGGAAACAATGCGATACGAAGCACTTTTGATTGCTGTCATTGCTAGGCTTGGTGGTGGTGTGCATTTTGATGGAACCACAACAAAAGATATTTTAGCTCATAAAGTAATGGCTATTGCATCGCTCCTATCCCCGAATAGTATAACGACAAATGATCTCGACCCAGATTGGAATATTGAAATAAGTGATGGGGTATATAACTACTACACGTATTTCGCATCAGGAGATTTTCCAGTATCATCTGGTATGTACCACTGGATATATACTGGAATGTATGATGTTGATATTGATGTTGACGGTGAAGGCAATAGAACATTTATAAAATACAAAGGTATATCAAATAAATCGGAGCAGAACTACTATTTTTTAATAGCCGAAGGAGAAATACCGAGAAGATACTTCCACACGTATAAAGGAAACTTTGAAAGACTTTCTATGTTATCAAAAGAACAAATAGAGGGGTCAAAGATAATACTCGATGAGAAGTTTGCTGCAAACATTTTATACAAATCAAACATTGGCGAGGCTGAGTATTTTATAAATCTTGGCGCATCAAGTGTTTATTTTAGAAATGATTATGAGTCTATTGTCAAGTATGGAGATGACAATCTTGATGCAACAAAACTTACACATGATGTTGAAGCAAACATAGACAAATTTAACTCACACAATACAGATAGGTCGTCGTATGATGGTAGTTTGCTTATTGTTAAGGCAGACTTGAGTAGTAATATTGAGCCATACAAAAGACTAAAAGCAGGTACTGTAGACTTGACTAGAGTTTCCGCAGACGAGGCAGTTGCAATGAGTAATGAATTTATTGAATCTTCCTTGATTATAACCAAAAGTCAGTTACTCTCAAAGTTTGATGAATTTGTTTATGCAAAATACTCTATTGGTGCGGATATTTCACTTAGTGACGAAAGCATAGATGCTGTAATGTCAGCAGAGCTAAGCAAAACAGTAGGAAAATACTTCTCATATAGTGTAGATCATGTCGGTAAAGTATCGGTTGTTCACAAAAAAGGAATATCATTTAATGACGACACTCCTCCTATGAAATATGCCTACAGCATGAGAGACGCACTACAGAATATAAAAGACAATGTTACTAAAGGGGCTAACGATATTTTCTATTCTATTGTAAAGAAAATACAAGATATAGATATGTCAAACGCTAAAAATCTTAATGCGATAATCAAAGTTTACTATGTAGAAGGTGTAGACCATACAGTAGACGGCGAAACACATACAGATACAAAAAGAAAGCTTATTGTTGAAGGGTTTGAATTTTCTGACTCTGCTTATGAGTGGGTAATGTGTGAGTGTGCAAAAGGAAACGGAAATACAAGGAATACTGTGCTATCTCTTTCTGTTGGTAGCGATCTCTCCGTTACATTGCACGATCACGATATGTCAACTGTTATTGGTAATGGGTTTAGTGTTACAGTATGCGATAAAAGTGGAAATTGCTACGGAGAAAGTACGTTCGAGACAACACTACCGGAAGAAGTTGATATGAAAGATATGCGCGTTGAGTACAATATAGAAACACATAGCGATGGAACGATAGAGGTGTCATATGTAGCATATGATAATGAAGAAAATGACATAACAGATCAGTTTATGACATTGACACTTGGAGACACTTTTATACATAAGGAGCTGGAAGATGCCTAAAAGAGATTTCAAAAAGCATAAAGTTATTTGGGATGCAAACAATAGAATTATAAGAATAATACCAAAAAACGCGCATAGTACAGTAACAGAACCGTTCGGATTGGGTAATAGCCTAATAAGAATAAATGTTGCATATGTTCCTAAAAAAATTGTGCAGGAAATAACAGGCGATACAGACGCAACAAAACTAGCACCTGCTGACATATCAGGACTTAGAAGATGGAATATGTACCCATCTTCTGTTGGGAGTGCTTCTAAAAAATTAACATTGTTTGATGGAAAGACAAAAGACATTAACTTCATTCAGGCATCGAGTGTTGATATAGTTGAGGCGGCAAAAGATGTTATGTTTTCATCTGAAAATTTTTCAGAGGGTGATGCTGCATCTGGAAAACGTGTTGATTGGTAAAGGGGTTTAGTATGAGTTATTATTTTAGTAATTATTTTTATTTGAATGCTGTAGGGAAAAATAGCGGTGTTCTCGGAACACAGGTCGTTGGATTATCTGAGTCTACGAATAATAGAACACATTTTCTAGCAAGACTTGATGGCGATGGAAATCTATCAATCGATATTGCATCACCAAAATCTGATGGATTTTTTACATCTAGCTTTGTGCCTGAAAATATCATAAATGAAGTTATAAGGATTGGTGGAGAAGATGCAAAAATATTAGAGATAGCAGGTAAAAAAGGTATATTGAAAGTTAGAATTACTGGCGGAATTGCTATTGAGTTTTTTATCTATGGAGCAGCATCACAGACACTAAAAAATATAACGCACAATGTTGGTAGGATTACGGCTGATAAAAATTACAAGCTTAGCGGTGATTGCTTCTACTCAAATGATAAAGGAACACTACCAATGATGGATGGCAACATTGTAGCAGTTTTTGATGGCGGTGGTTATGGTGATATTGTCGCAATGATTGACAATTCAGGGATAATTGTTGATGGAAAAAATATAAACAGTGTTCCTGTTGCAGCTGTAGGAAAGAAGGGGAATATATGGGTAAGCAATGATGGTGTATCGTTTAGTAGCCTAAATGGAGATGGCACGATTGATGGTGTTATTGGGTATGGGTATATAAACTATGGAAACTATAGAAACAATATTGGATACTACATTACACATACTGAATCTTGTGATAATCCATTTTCTGCTGAGAGCTTTAATCAATGGTTGGCTGCAAACGGGAAATGCCATAAAAACGAATGGACTGGATTTGGTAAAACAGGATATGTTGTCGATGCACCAGAAGAATACATACAATCTCCTACTGCAAACAAACAGGTAGGTGGTGGTAAAAGTGGATGGTGTATGATAACACAAGAAAAAGTATTCTTTACAGACGGAACAACGCTTGATGTTGAGGACAAAACAGGTATTGATCTAATAAATATGGTAATGGGCAATAGTGGATCAATGATAGGAAAAATATCTATGTCAAGGAACCATACAGAACTTGTGAATATGTCTATAAATGGCGGTCTTGTTTTTGCAGACGAAAGCCCATTCATACAAGCTACAATAGAGTAAATCACAAATACAAAATCGTTGAAACATACTTAGTTATTATGCAACACTCTCATAGTCTATTGACAAAATAAAACCACAAAGGGGATAGGCTATGAGAACCTACCAAATAAATCAAAACTTCGTTGAAGCAATGAGTACGCGCAAAACACTCTTTGGTGCAGCATCTACGGACTTTATTGTTTCGTATGCCCCTATTGATGATCTTGCAAATGTTACAGTTGTTTCAGGAGGCATGACAGAGGCGGTTGAAGCAATAGGAACTGCACACACTGGAACTACAAATGCACCGTCTGCATATGGAAGTAAAATTCTTTATGTTGATAGCGCAAACAGTGACATCGTTGCAGGAGACACTATCGAATATGCTACAGGAAAATTTGCATACGTTCTTAAAGTTGTTGGAGACAAACTCTATTTAAGAACTCCTATAAGAGCAGCTGTAGCAAATGGGTCTACTATTACACAGGTCGGAAATACTGGTGAGTATTCAAGCGGTGATATTACTATACCGTCTGCTGGTGAGTATGCGATCACTATTGAAGCACCTAATTACGGGATTGTTGTAACTGATAGAGTAAAAGTTGTTGATGATGCAGTATCTACTGTTGACGAGGATGCACCTGTAGAAACTGTTGCAGTTGCCTACTAATACCATACCCCTCTATTTATGAGGGGTATAATTTTTTGAGAAGTGGGATGATAGTTAGAATAGACACAACAAATATCACAAGAGGTCAGACGTTTAGTATATTCGCTAAAAACTACACAGACCAAAGCATAGAAATTTATGCGCTTAATCCTATTACAGGCTATGTTGAAGATATATCCTATACAAAAGTTGAAATAGCGAATAGTTTTGTACGCTTTGATCTAACTGCACCTAATTTTGATGGCTACCTCATGGCTTCTATAGGAGATCAAAAGATAGTAAAAAAGATAGGACACCCAACACTAAACTTTGTTGTTGGCTACAAGGAAGGATTTACGGTTCCATACACAGCATATGATGGCTATGGTAATGTTATTTCGGAAGGAAATCTTATAAATCCCGTGGGTATGTTCTACTACACATCGCTTAAAGTTGAGACGGCTGTAGTTGCATCATTAAACAAAGAGTTCATTATAAACAAAGACCTGCTAAAAATGAGCTTTGAAATCACAATGGACGGTGGAGAACTAAACTCTACATTCGAGAGTGGAGGGATAGATAATGTATCACTACAAGACGTTACGCTTCCTGACGCAGAACTTGGAACGGTTGAATTAAATTCGACAATGCCTGATATTATAATAGAGGAGACATAATATGGATTTGAAGATTTACAAAGACGCTATCAAGGCGGCGATGGACACGATCAGTACCGATACCGACTCGATAATGGTGAAGTCGGAGGAAATGGTAAAACAATTCCTTGAGACAAACACCTCTATACCGGACGACGACAAAGCCGCTATCTATGCAAGGTTTATGACGGACACAACGACAAGCGCGATCACGCAGGCAGTGACAGCGGCGGCGCAGATAGCACTTGAGGGAGCGGTGAACGATCAGAAAGTCTTGAATATGCAAAGCGAGCTTGCCGTTGCAGAAGTTCAAAGTGCGAAAGATTTGGAAGTCAAAGACAGCAATATCGCGGTAGATAATCAAAAGATAGTGTCAATGCAAGGAGAGCTTCAAATAAAGCAAGATCAGTCAACTAAGGATTTGGAAGTAAAAGACACAGAAATAGGAGTTAATAACCAGAAGATAGCATCGATGAAGTCTGAGGACGTTGCAAGAAGAAATGAGATCGCAGCAAAGGTGGCAGAAGCAAAGATACGCGTTGAGCAACTTATACCTTCAGAGGTTGCACTAAACCAAAAAGAACTTGAGATAAAAAATAAAGACATTGAACTAAGACAGTCAGAGATTACACTAAAAGCAAAACAGGTAGAAGTTGCAGACAAAGATATTGACATAAAATCGCAGCAGGCATTAACAGAAGCCAAAAAAGTAGAACTTATGGGTGAGCAGATAAGTGTTGAGAGCAAAAAAGCTTCACTCATGGATAAAGAGATTTTACTCAAGGCGCAGCAAGTATCTACAGAGAAGCAGAAAGTTGATCTTATGAGAGAACAGACAAACCTTGAGAGACAAAAACTACCGCTTATGGAGCAGCAGACAAATGTTGAAGCCAAAAAAGTCGAGTTGATGAGTGAGCAAATTTTGGGCGAGATCCAAAAAACATCACTTCTAAAGCAGCAGGTTAGCGTTGAAGCGAAGCGAGTTGACCTTATGGTGAAAGACATAGAGATAAAATCTAAGCAGGTTGATATTGAAGCTAAGAAAATACCTCTTATGGAAGCACAGACAGAAGTTGAGCAGGGGAAAATTGATCTTGGAAGGGCAGAGGTCAACCTAAGATACGCAGACATAGGATACAGAAGGGCGCAGGCTAATACAGTTACACAATCACTTATAGTAAACCAGCAGATAGAGGAGTGTAAGTGTGAGACACAGCTTAAAATAGCACAAATACAGGCAGAGAGCCTATAAGGAGATATTTATGACAGTTGATAAATCAGTACAGGTAATTCAAAAGATAATATCAAATACGATTGAGGAGTATAATCAATCTCCACAGTCAAAGACAAAAGACGGAGATGGAAATGAGATAAGGATAGTACACCCGCTTGATATTGTAGATCAGGACGATATACTTTTTGCACTTGATATAGCAATTAAAGAAACGGCACTAAAGGCATCTCCTGTGTCGCTGATAGAGACAAGCGGAAGCACTGCGTCTGAGCTTAGAAGGCTGTCTATTGATTTTTATATTCGCGTTCCTGCCGAACCTACTATCGGAAGCGATCTTGATATTGACGATGGACTCGCTTACGCTGTAACATTTAAGGCACTCGGTCAGCTATGGTCACAGTACAACGAATATGAGCAAAATGGCGATATGATAATCGGTACATACATAACCGCTTACAGAAAGTATATAGATAATCTTCTATCAGGGTCTACTGCATCATCTAACGAAGCGTATGTGCGTTTCAGTGCAGACGGTACAGACTGGCATGACGGATACCAGAATGGAGACATATATATAAGTTTCAAGCGCATAGAGACAGACACATGGACACCGGCAATACTTTTTGTAGGAAGTGATGGAGCAGATGGTGCTGATGGAGCAGATGGAAAGGATTGTGCAGATACGTTATTCACAGCGTTGCAGGACACACCTGCATCATACGCAGGAAATGCAGGAAAGGCTGTAGTTGTTAATGCTGATGAAAGCGGTGTAGAGTTTGGAGATGTTACAAGCAGTGGCGGAGCAACAACTTTTTTGGAGCTTTCAGACACACCTGCATCATTTACAGCAGACAAGTGGCTAAAAGTAAACGCAGCAGGCGATGGCATTGAGGAGGTTGACGCACCTACTGGTGGAACAGTAACGCAGTTCGGTGATTCTGTATTTTTTGATGACAGTTCATCAAGCCCAATATCATTGGATGCGCAGACAAAAAATAGTTTCTACATCTACCCAGATAGTGATCTTGAAATTAATTTTATTAAGTTTAATGATGGAGACAACGATACCGCTTCTGCATGGTTCGGAACTATATACACATTTTTCCTTGTCAGTAGCGGATCAGTAGCAATAACATTCGATACTAACGAGGTTATATTTGGTGATAGCTCTGTTGATCTTGGATCTGGAAGTGCTAACACAAATATAACAGCAACAATACTTAGGATGTATTATGACGGGTATAACTGGATTGTTGTGTCAAGAACAGTGGTAACAGATTACAACCCGTAAGGAAATAAATTGAATTGGGATGAGTCTGCTCCGTATCCGAGACCTGACTACAACGATGCTGAACTTGATACAAAAGAGATGATAAATGGCACATTCGCAAAAGCAGCTATACTCGATGTTCAAAATTTCAGACCCGTGCTTGATAGGTACAATGTGACACAAAATAGACTTGTAGACATGACCGCTGCACGGCTTGGGAAGGTAACACCTGAGATGCTTGATATAAATCTTTCAGATCCAACACTGTCGGGAGTAAAAGAGGTAGGGTATCTCCCTTATAAAGTTGAAGTACCTGATAATGACGCTGAAAAGATTTATGATCCGAGAAGGTACTACAATCAAGTTGAATTTATAAACTATGAGACTACTATATTGCAAAATGTTCCATACATGGAAGATACACTTTTAAATATCCCATACTATGATAAAGACAACGCTGGTCTGTTTGGTTTCAGAGAATATAAAGATGATGATGGGAACATCACTAAACGCACTGCTGCATTTTACAGCCTTGTTAGAAATACGATAACAGAGCTTGGAGAGGTTCCCACTGTTGAGTTTGACGGATACAGTGTTATAGGGTATGTAAAAGGTGGGCTTGTGATACAATTTGGTCACAACGGAAACTATACATACGTATCATTTTTGCTTGATGGTAGAGTGGCAAGTTTGACTATAAATAATGGCGGTCAGTTTGCATCTTTTGGAGATCATGGAGAGTTTGCAGTAGAGGGAGCAACATCAACATTTATCTACAATATTGAAATGGAACTTGTATCAACTGTTGATGATTTAGCGTGTAGACTTTATGATGTAAATGCAGTTACCGGAAATGCAAAATATCCTTTTGGTATAGATATGGACGGAGGATTTTATTTTATACGCAGCGAAGATACAAGTTATTTTTGGAAAAGAGTACAAACAGATGACGGTGCAGAGTGGAAAGTAAAGGTTGTTAATAATCCAAAGTGGAAGTACAGGAAAAAAGTATTGTGGGATTATTTCACAGACGGTTGGTTGGAAAAGCCGCTAAGACGATTAAAATACAATCTTTTAAAGCACGGTGTATGGAAACCTGCGAAACTTCCAACAGGAAAAATGTACCCAGATATAACACAAGATATGCTTGAGTTTAGGGGTTCTGATACATACGGAGATTTTATCATGGTTGTGCAAAATGGTACAAAAGTATTGAAACACACCTATGACTTTTCGGTATGGTCTGATGTAACAGATGATGCTGTAGATGGTTTCTATCAGTCTTGGGATAGGATTTGGGTTAACGGCAGATCGGACAATATTGTAGGGTATGCACCTTATATGATGGATGTTATTACTTCAACAGATGAAAACAATAATTATGAGCCTGTAATGAAACTGAGATTTAAAGGCTTTGTATTTAGGAGAGTGGTATGAGCAACACAATAACAATGGACTTCACAAAAAAGAAAAAAAATAATCAAATGCAGCAGCCTACGGTATCACAATCTGCACAAATGGCAAGTACACAAAAGTCAAATAGACCGTATTATACACAAGGCATATCAACACAGCAGGGAAACTATGGTCAAGGTCAAGGTGCTAACGGGTACAACATGATAGGGAACCTTGCGAGGAGTATGCAGACAGCACCATCATACAATGCACCGAAGATCACAAAGTCAATGTTGACACAAGAAGGATTCAATCAGGCACTTGGAAGAATACAGGCACGGAACAATGCAAAGCTTCAAATGCAAAACCGTAGAGTTATGGGAGGTGTTCTTGGAAGCCTTCTACAGAGCAGAAGCGCAGACTACAGGACTGACACAAGCAGGTTAAACAACATGGTCGATAACAAAACACGACTTACGCTTGGGTATCTAAAAGACACTACAGACAGGAGAGGTCAAGACATAGCAAGTGGTGATAGGAGAAGT